ATCAAGTATAAGTGAATCAGCTGCAGTATTAGCGTTCATATTAACCAAAACAGTAACTAAACCGCCAGCCGCACCACTACCTGTTGCAATACTTGTATCTTTTAGTGTTTGTGTCGAAATTGCCATATCTTATTCCTCTATTTTATTAATTCGTTGTCAAAATAATCTTCTATACTAGAAACTTTGACATTGTGGTTTCTAGCAACTGTTGTGATAATACCTTCAATCTTACTTACGATAGGATCAGGTGCTTTATCAATCATACTATAAACAGCATCAACAGCAGCCTTTAGTTTTGGTGATAGTTTTTTATACTCAACACCTCTTTTAGGTCCGCCATATATTCGTTCAGATATTTCTCGTTTAAACTTCTGGAACGATAGGTTACTCATCTTCTTCTTCATCATTGTCTATCTCAACAGGTTCGGGTGTTTCTTGTTCCTGTCCTAGTTTGTCTAGACCACTAGCGTCTTGTATTGCCTCTAGCTCTTGTGAGCTGTTTAGCCAATCATTAGCAACAGTTTGTCTTTTATCGTCTAATGCTTGTCCTATTTTATCAGACAATGCATTTTTAAACGCATCTTGAGCGGCAATATTATCACCATCTGCAAGTGAATTAACCATTTTAACTACATTTTCATTATCAGACATAATTATTGTTCTCCCATACTATTTATATCAGTATTATCATCATCTTCCAAAGTCTGTCCTTCTGGTGACGCAATAATACCTTGTTTTATTTCATTAGCAATTTGATTATCAATTTCAATAATATCTTCATCACTCTGTCTTAGTACATATTTTCTAACATAATCTACAGAAAAATATTTACCAATGTAAGGACTGATATCATTTGCAAGACTTAATCTTTCTTTTAGTAATTCTGCATTTTTTAGTTCAGAAAAATATCCATCTTTTAGATAATCATATTGTATATGTTCTTTAATTTTACTCCAATCTTCAATTGTGATAACACCTTTTAAAACTAATTGTGTTTTAAGTATATCATTAAAGAGAGAAGAAAATCTTTTTCTTAATCTAGCAACAAACTTTGTAAATTTAAGTTCGTCTCTTGTTATCTCAGCAGCTTTGCCCATGTTGAAACCATTTTCTGATTCCATTCTTGATATAGGCACATTTAAAGATTTATATAATTTCTTTTGAAAATATACAACATCTGTAATTTCTCCAAGATTTTGACCACCTGCAAGTGTAGTAACTTCGGTGCCTTTTGCACCTTCTCTACGAGGTAACCAGAAATCTTCAAGCATTGACATATGTTTTCTGTCATCTCTAATCTCACCAGTTGAAGCATCATAGACAAGTTTATTTCTATATCTTGCCATAACATCTCTTAAATATGCTTCTGCTTTTACTTTTGGAAGATTACCAACATCAACATAGAATATTCTTCTTTCAGGTGCTCTTACTATTCTGTAAATAACAACAGCATCTTCAATCATTCTTAATTGATTGACAGGTTTAATTGCCTTGTGTAAATGACCCATAACCATATTTTTAGTTTGGTCAATAACACCAGATGTTACATATGAAATCGAATCAGTAGAAATTTTAAGACCAGCATTTGAATTTGCGGCAGATATTCCTTTTTCATTATAGACAAACCATTCTGCTGTGTTTTCTATAATTTCGATTCCTTTACCTTTTGAATCTCGTTTTTTAGAAACCTCACGAACTTTTTTAATTTTTCGTGGATCAATATATCTTATTTCTGTTAGTCCTTTTCGTGGACTGGTTGGATCAATAACTTTGTGAAAGTAAATACGACCATCAACATACCATCGTCTGAATATGTCGTGACCTTTTTCATCAAAGTTTAATAATCTCATAACTTCGTCAAACTCGTCACGAATTTTTGTTTTGATACTATCAGAAATTGCTAACTTATCTAATGAAACTGTGACCGATTGGTCTCTTTCATCTGAAACGATTGCCTCATTAATAATATCTTCAACCGCCATATCACATTCTGGATGTTGAGCAACTTCACGATATCTTTTAATTAAATCAACATCATTCTTAGCAGTAACTTCCATATCCAAGTATTGGCCAAAGTATCCGCCAGCAGATATGGTTGTAGTACCATCGTCAGGAGATGGCACCGTGAAGGCCTGTTTGGCCTCCGCCGGTTTATCTCTATCGTCAGTTTGTCTTGTTATTTGGAAGCCAAGTAATTGTACCATAATATATTCTCCTTATAACTTATATTTATTATGTAGTAGTATCTGTTTCAAAATACTGATATGTAAATGAACAACCGAACTCTTCAATAGCATTATTTGTGCCATAGTTAAGTGCGATATCATCTAGAGCAGTTGGGAATGCACCTCTTAAAGTATAAGATTTAAGTGTAGTTCCGTTTCTGTCTAACTGGTCAATGAATATATCAACTTGATAATCAACAGGATTTGTTAACCCTTCGTTATCAGTCATATTGTTCATACCGTTCATCCATCTTTCTAGACCTCTGTAAATTTTGAAGTCTGTATCGTTTAACACAGTAATAGACCATGGATTAAATGTTCTATCACCAACTAGGTTAAGTATTCTTCCTCTAAAATTAACAGGAATAGTACCAAGATTTTGCCCAGGTATTGATGTTGCATTACATAAGAATGCTAAGTCAGCAGTCTCTCCACCAACAGAAGCGTAACCAGGAAAAGGCATTGTTACCTTGAATTGATTAGCTCTTGCACCACCGCCTTTTAGTCGGGCTTTAAAGTCATTAATATTAGCCATTGTTTATCCCTCCTATGCGCCTGCTACTTCTGAAAAGGCAACACCTGTTCTAGTAGCAATAAAGTTAAGTTGTATGAAGTTAATAGAACGAGCAGGTTTGATAAAGATATCAGCCCTAAATTCGTTTCTATCAATAACATCTCCAGTATTATTTGTTTCATCACAAATAACGCTAAAGTCTGTAACACCTCGTCTACCTTGTACATCTCTTAAAAACGGTTCTACGAGATTTCTAAAGTTTGCTCTTGTAAATTCATCATTGAACTCAAAGAGTTGAAACTTAGAAGCAGTAGAAATCGCTTTTTCTAGAACAATGAACAATCTTCTTACATTGATTCTATCAAACGCACTTGGTTTTGATTGAGCAGTCTTATCACCAAACAATACAGTTCCTTGACCAGGAAATGATACAACTGGATTTACTCTTGCTTTGTAGAGGTCATCCCTTTGAGTTTGGTTTGGATTAAAGGCAAGTTTTACTGCGCCTCTGATTTGACCACGATTAAATCCGCCTGGTGAAAACCAAGGATCTGCAATACTATCTGTTCTTGCACAAAGACCAGCGATGTCACCGTTTAGAGGAACATATCTGTAAACATCATTGTACCTGTCAAACATATACTTATAACCACTATCGATTACTGCATAAGATGTTGAAGGTAAACCTTCAGCAAATGATTTGACATTAGCAGCTTGTGTAATTGCGTTAGCAACATCTACAACATCTGATCTCGCAGGTGAAATAAATGCAACACAATCTTTTCTTGCAGTTGCAATATCCATAACAGCAGTTGCTTTTGTGTCGCCAGTAGCGTCAGCGTCTGTCTGTGAAGGACCACAAAGAAGTAAAGATACATCTACATTTTCTGTATCACTAAACTTTTCGTATGCAGTTGCAATCTCAGCATTAGTTGCAGCAAAGTCATCAGTACCGCCAGCAAGTGAAGTGTTAGATACTACAAATGCGTCACCAACACTATTATCAAAAGTTTGACCTTTTTTAGGAAGTCCATCTGATAAAGTTGCAAGATGATCTATCCAGTAAATATACTGTGATTGTGCATAAAGCACATTTGGGTAATAGTTACTTGAACCTTGTGCAGTTTTAGCATCAGTTGCCTGTGAAACACTTTCAAAAGTTTCTAGTATTGATCCAACTGTTCCTGTAATTGCACCATCTTCATCTACTACTGCGATATGCATTTCATCTAATGAACCGCCAGCAGCAGATACATCATCTGTGGTTGTTGGTGGTGCAGAAAATTGAAAGTAATACTCCCAATGCCTTCTTATTTTAGCATCGTCAACAACAGCGTGTCTAAGACCGCCTGTTTCTGTAACACCTGTAGAAATATTAAATCTTGCAATTGTTAGATCATTAGTGGATATTGCTGTTATCTTGTAATAGTGTCCAGCAGGTGCATCAGTCCATCCAGAGGCATCTCCAAACTCTAAGATGTCGCCAACTTGCATTAGACTACCATCATCAACAGTAATTGATGTATCTCCGATAGCAGCAGAAGCGTCAGCAACTAGATTACCACTCATTGAGTGTGGACCGAAAGCAGTAGAGTTAGTACACATAGAAACTTTTAAACTGTTTCCTAATAGTCCTGCCTCTCTTGCAGCAAAAGGACCTATATCAGTTACTTGTCCTGCGCCTGTGGCAGACGAATAAGTCGCTAAATAGTCCGTTGTATTTTTTATTAAGATAGATGTGCCTGTAGAAACAGCATTTACCATTCCTGTTATAGGTCTTACTACCTTTAGATTGTTTCCGTATCCTAAAAAGTTTGCAGCTGTAAACCATTCTTCAAAATTATCAGCAGTTGGTTTCCCAAATGTATCTAATAATTCTTTTTCTGATGAAATAGTAGTTATCTCATCAATTGGTCCCTTTTCTGCTGTAATTACAATACCGCCACTAGTTGTGGAAACGGCAGGAATTACATTTGTTAGATCCTTTTCAGTAACGAGAACGCCTGGTGATACTTGAAAAGCCATGTTTTAGTTCTCCTTAATATATTAAGTTTATTTGTTATAACCCTTTGTCAATATTTATGTAATATGAAAACTACACTATTCGCCTTTGCGATAAGTAACTGGTTGCCATAGTACACCTGCGTCATCAAAAAACGAGTTATTATGTCCACTTGGATCATCAATTCCATTATCAATAAATCCAAAGGGTGCCATATCTGCCTCGATTGCGTTTTGTTGTTCGGTAAACATTTGTCCACGAACATCAACATTCGTCAATTCTTTAAAATATCGTTGATTTGCTAACCACGAAAATATAACTAAACACATAACCAAATCGTCTGTAGCGCCACTTTCTGCTTCAAAAGATTTTCCTTTTGATATAAAGGTTGATAATTCTGAAATAATATCAAAGTCTTGAATGATTAACTTATCTCCTTCAATTAAACTTTTGAGATTAGAAGTGCCGATTCTCTTAGTACCTTTAGTCATTCTCAAACCTAATTGATTACCTCTACCACTAAAACCCCCACCTAAAACTTGTCCTGAACGGCCTCGTTGCGTTACCATCATCATGTTGTCATACTCTAACTCAAATTGCATATTGTCAGCAACTTGCTGACCTAAGTCGTTTATCTCTATCAATACAAACGCATTGTTATAATGTTTGGCAATCTTATCTAAGATACTTGGAAAAACAAGAGGTTTAATTTCATTATCTCTATACTTTGCGACTACTTTGTAGGGCGCCGATGTACAATCTATAACAACAAATGCCGAATAATCGTTTGACAACCCTCTTGATACATCAACCGTCATTGTATATATGTGTTTTGGTTTTGGCATCTCATAAACATCTAAACCACCACTTCGTTTAGGGGTTGCTACTGGCATTGTTTTAATTTTAGTTGCAGCAATTAATGTGTCAACACTACCTAAGAACTCACAATTATGAGAAACAACACCATTAGTAATATATAAGTTTTCTTTTTCTACATTTATAGGGTCATATAAAAATATTTTTTCATTAACCAACTCATTATATAATACTTTTTTACTACTTAAATAATCTCCTACTTTTACATTTCTTGCTA